GTGCTCAACGGTGTAGCGCGCACGCTGTGCGGGGGTGAGCACCTGTTTTTTCACCGCCTGCTGAATGTTCACGGACAACGGGCCGATGGTGAATTTGTGAAAGCCGTCGATGATCTGTTCGATGCCGCTGCCCCAGGCCGAGACGCCGGACTGGGCGTGATGCACGAGGATGGGCGGCACATCGAACCACCGGCAGATCTGCTCGACGCCAAAACGGCGGGTTTCGAGCAGCTGCTGGTCCGCCGGGCTGATGCTCAGCTGCTGGTACTTCATGTTGGCCTCGAGGACGGCCAGGCGCTGGGTAGTTCCCGTTGCCAGCTCCCCGTAGTTCTTCCGCAGCTCCTCGCGTTGCTTCGGCGTGATCGACGCATCGATCATCAGAACGGCAGTCGGCTTGCCGCTGCTGGAGAAGAGCTTCGTCGCGCTCTCCTGCGCCTTCGCCTGCTCGTCCGTGGTAGCCCGCATGTACTCGAGCTTCGAAAGGCCGGTCGTCCCGTTGCCCAGGTTCTTCAAGTGCAGCACGTTCGATGCCGCCAAGACCGCAATGTCGCCATCGATGCGGTACTCGTACACCATCGAGCCGTCCGACAGGACGTAGGGCTGCACCTGATCGGCGGGCATCGGCCATAGCGCAACAGCCTCGCCCCCGATGCGCTCGATGCGCGCATAGCCGTTTCCGCGCAGGTCGTAGTACATCATCATCGCCCGCCAGAAGTCGAAGGGCGACATCCGGCCATTCGGCGAGTCATGCAGAAGGCCATACAGCCGGCTGCTCCGCGCGAGGACCTTGTTCGCGCCCTTCGTCTCGTAGGTGAAGAACGGAAGGCTCGCGATGATGGTCGCGCGGCGATCGATGCATGCCCACACCGTATCCAGCTGCAGTGCGCCGTCGGCGCCGATGTTGGCAATTCCCTCCACCAGCGGTGCATTGGGGACGCTCGTCTGCAGGCCGGCATGCGCACTGAGGGCATCCGCCCCCCAGCGTAGCCAGCGTCCGAGGGCGTTGTAGACGATATTTGCCATCAGGTAACCATCGGGTTCGCGAGGATGTCGTCGAGGTCAAGCCCCGGCTCGTCCACGCATGCGCGTGCCACCGCCATGATCGTCGCGATAGCGCCGTCGATCTTCTGGTGCGGTTTCTGCTTGATCGGCGACACGAGCCCCTTCTTCGCGGGCCGCGCCACCATGTTCGACATGCACCACGTCGTGATCGGGTTCCCGTCGTGGTGGAACCGTCCGTCCTTCACCGCGGCGATCAGTTCGTCGAGCGGCACCGCAAAAGCGGCAGCGGTCTGCACGAACTCGACTGCCTCGATGTTCTTTGCCTGCACCGCCTGCATCATCTGCACGGCGTTGAAGGGGTCGAAGACCGCCTCGCGCGGGTTGAGCCGCTTGCAGTCCGAGATGATCGTCTCGGTGATCAACTCGAAGTCCACCGTCGCGCCATCTGTAGGCGTCAGGAATCCCTGCTTCACCCACTTCGCATAGTGCGCCGCGTTCGGCCCAGGCTCCTCGATCGCCGCCTCGGGCAGCCAATACCGACCGAACAGGTAGTAATGGGGCAGCCCATGCGACATGCGCCGGTACAGGCGCTGCGCTGAGCAAAGGTCAATCTTCGACGCCAGGTCAGCCGCGATCCAGCAGTCGGACCCGATCAGTTCCTCTTCATCAAGGTCCGTGTCCTTGCACAGCTCCCATTGCTGCATGTTCATGACCCCGGCCATCACCGAGGTCCACACGTTCAAGTGCTTGGTCTTGAACTTGTTCTGCTGCAGCGGATTCAGCATGGCCGTGCGCTGCTGGGCCTGCAGGATGTCCGCGTCAACCGACACGCCGTAGTTCGGGTTCGCCTTGATCAACGACTTCGGGTCGGCCCAGTCGTCGCCCGGATCGATGCCAAAGATGCACGCGAACAGGTGCTCGTCCTCTGTCGTCCGCTCGAGAACCTTGATCGCCTCGTCGCGCTTGTCGTAGCAAGGACTGGCCGTGTTCTGCCCCGCGGTCGTGATGATCAGGATCAGCGGCTGCTCTCGCGCCATGATCCCGGTTTCCATCGTGTCGAGCAGGGCCGGCGTCGGGTGCTCGTGGTACTCGTCCACGATCGCGCACGAGGGCGAAGCGCCGTCGCCCGGGTTCCCGATGATCGGCTCGAATTTCCCACCATCACCTGGCCGCAACAGCACCTTCGCAGTCACCTCCACGCCAAGGCGAGCGGCGAACTTCTCGCTCCGCTGCATCATCAGCTTGGCGGGCTTGAACACCTCCCACGCCTGCTTCTCCGTCGTGGCGCCCGCATACACCTCGGCACCGAACTCGCCATCGGCCGTGAGCATGTAGAGGCCGATGCCAGCGGCAAGGATCGACTTCCCGTTCTTACGCGGAATCTCCCAATAGACATTCCGAAAGCGGCGCTTGCGCGTGGCCTTGTTCAACCACCCAAACAGCACCACGATCAGGAAGCACTGCCAGGGCTGCAGCTTGATCGTCTCCTTCTTGCTGGCCCACTTCCCTTTCGTGTGAGGCAGCAACTCGATGAACCGGCAGACACGCGCGCCCGCCTCCGGATCGAAGACGTAGCCCCATGCCTTCGACTTCGCACGCTCAAGGTCAGCGAAATGACGCTCAGCCGCACGCTTCACATACTGCGACGCCAGGATCTTCCCGGCGAGAACCTGGCGTGCGTACCACTCCGCCTTACTGGCGTGCCCCTCCGGCGGCAGCGAATTCTGCGTAGGGGTCTTCTTCGCCATTCGGTTTCCGTCCCGACACCTTTGAACGGTCGGCCGGTGTCATGCCGAGTCGCGCGCAGACGGTTTCGAAGCGGATCCCGAGCTTCGGGTCGATCTCTTCGGAGTTGCGCAGTTGCGACAGCACTCGGGCGCCGTACTCGAGGAACAGACGATCCGCCGCACAGAGAACTCCCTCGTGACTGAGCCCGACCAGCTCGAGCCAGCATGCGCGAGCGCCTTCATCGAGATGCTCCGGCGGATCGCCGATGTCACCCACCGGCGGCGGCTCGTTCTCGCGCTCTCGAGCGCGATCCGGGTTCTTCTTGAACGCGCCATTCAGCTCGAGCACGTTCGACGGCTTGCGGGGGCGGGCCATAGGTCAGCTTTTCATTTTGTGGATGTGAAAAAACGACTCTGCGCCTGGTTTCCAGTTGGAGAGGGGTCGACTTTTTTACCGCCCCTCGTTGTATAAACGCAACAGTGTTGCATTTATGCGAATGTCGCTCTGATTTGGTGCGTCATCGCCGATTCCGGCCGCGCTGGGCCTCGGCGTGCGTCTTTTCGCGGTGGTGCGCTTCGCATAGCGGCTGTTCGTTGCCGGGCGTGTCCGTCCCGCCCTCGGCGAGCGGCCTGATGTGGTCGCGCTCGGTCGCCAGGGTCACAAGGCCCAGGGCCTTGCAGGCGCGGCACAGCGGCTCACGCCTGAACAGCGCAGCACGCATCTCCTGCAGCTTCCTGCCGCGAACGCGCTGCGGCGCCGGGCCGGCACGCGACCACGAGATGACCTTGTGGGCTTCGCAGCGACTGCTGCCATCCCGAACGAGCGCGCGACATCCGGGGTAGCTGCAAGGCTTGGCGAGGTGGCCGGGCATGTTCCACGCGAAGCGAGATCAGGCCGCGTCGCCCTCTTCGGGCACATAGGGGCGGACCATCGGGAGGATCGGAGCCTGGATGAACGGGCCAACCTCGCGAACCGAGATCTCTCCTTCACCGTGCACCGAGAACGTGAAGTGCGAGCCAGGCTGCATCCGCGTCTCGCCTGCCTCCGTCTTCACGACCGTTTGCTTGTTGCCGCTGACGGCCATGTGGACGAGGGTGGTCATTCGAGCCCCAGAAATAAAAAGGCCCGCGCGAGGCGGGCAAACCATGGCAACTGCGAACCCATGGAGGAGACGGCTGGAGCATCCCGAGGGAATCGAACCCTTCTCTGCGCTGCTTGGAAGGCAGGCGACACGGCCCGCGTGCTGGGATGCAAAAACGAAGAAGCCGCCGAGGCATGCACCTGGGCGGCTTCATATAGACGTGCATCTCCATCGCTTACTACCGATGTCGCTACAGGCATTGCCAGGCTGTTGCATCGGGCATTCGACAGAGAGTCGAGGGACAGAGTCGTCAGCACAACCCGCGCACCTCAGGCGCGATTATGCCGCGTGATGGAACTTCCGCAAGCGGTTCTTGAGCGACTGCCTCGCGCGGGAGACGCAGTCGTCCATGTAGTTCGCCACGCGGCGTCCATCCTGACCATGCGGCACCGGAGCGATACCGGTCCCGCCGCATGCTTTGCAGGCCTTGGTGTTCGCGGCGCGATGACCCGGCACAGCCACCACCTTGCAGCCATGGCAGTGCGGGCAGGTCTGGTCGAGCCAGTACGCGATGATGGCCGGCACCTTCGCACTCGCCTCCACGATGCCCCAACGCGGGACGTAGCTCGTGAGCTGCACGCGCACGGACGGCAGGCTGGTGAGCTTGCCCACCAGCTTCGCCATCTCCGCCATGTACCAATCGTTCGCTTGGCGCCGAGCCATGGCCGTGCGCTCGGCACGCTGCAGGGCGCGGGGCATGGCATCGGCCAGCGTCTCGATCGCCGCCACGGTCGGGCGACGCGGCTTCTCTGCCTTGTCCCACTCGCTGTGCAGCCGCAGCAGCGCCATGCCCACACGCGAAGGGCTCCAGCCCGCCGCGATCATGAGGTCGGCATCAGAGGTGGTGTCGCCCTGCACGCGGAGATCCGAGCTGTTGCCCGCCGAGGTGTAGGCCTCTTCGACGCAGCGCTTGTCGTCATTGAACATCCGGCCTCCTCTCAGCTCTGGAGCATGGCTTGCAGTTGGCGGAACTTCTCGGCCCCCTGTTCGGCCTTCTGGACCATCTCGGCCGCCTCGAGCGCGGCGGCTTCGACTTCTTCTGCAGCTTGGCGCATCGCCTTGGCGGCCACGGCCAGTCGAGCGAGCGGGTCCTTCTTCTCGGGCACGGGAGATGCAGGCGGGCGGGCCGGCGGGATTTGGTGGGTCGTCATGGGCTCCTCGGTCTGGTGGGTGGTGGTCTTGGGGGTCACGCGCGTGAACTCGCCGCGGGTCGGCTCCTTGATCAGGCCCTGGCCGCGCAGGTTGTCGAGGCAGCCGTCGACCAGGGAGCGGTCGCAGCTGACGCCGATGCGGTGCAGCTCGGCGTGAATCTGGGCCTTGCTCCAGATCGTCTGGGCCGGCACCGCGTCGAGGACCTTGCGGGCGATGGTGTTGAGCCCGCTCGAGATGCGGGCGATCTTGGCCTCGTTCATGCGCGCTCCCCGCCGGCAACGGGTTGAATTTCGATGGTCATGAAGCCCTTGCCGCGGCTCGCCGGCGTCTGGGCGTAGACCCAATCGATGGACTTGTCGGCGTCGTCGCGGCCGAGCCATTCGGCGACGGCGTCGCGCGGGGCCTTCAGGCTTCCCTGCAGGTTGTCGCCGTCGAGACCTTTGCCCCACATGCAGCGGGTCAGCGTGACGCGGACCGGGCCCTGCGGCGGGCGCTGCGTGCGCAGAGTCCAGCCGACGGCGCATTTCTCGTTCTTCACACGGCGGTGGCGAGCGAAGTGGTGCTCGCGGATGTTCATTCCGTTGCCGAGCTTGAGGTCGATGATGAAGATCAAAGTTTTCCGCCTTTCAGGAGAAAGCAAGCTGTCCAGTGC